CTCAAGAGATTCTAAAATCTGGATAAGGAGTTCTGTCCTGCGCTTATCTGTTAAGCCTGCGGGTGCCTTGGGGTTGCCTTCATGGAACAAATATACACGCTGCATTGCGCTTGTCATGTGATCATACGACATACCTGGCGGTACGTCAACCTTTTTATAGTCAGGAACTTTCGTATTGAATTTAATGTCAGGATGAAATGCGCCTTGTAGGACACTTTTCAATGCCCATGACTCATTCTTCCGCAGCACTCCAATACGTTCCTGCTTTGTCTTTACGGTCTTAAACTCGTTAAGAACCTCATAGATATTCTTTAGTGCCATAGTATCCTCAAAAGTCGCTTATTGACTCAATCATAACCTTGAGACCCTTGTCAATAAAATAGGTTAGCATCTTCTCTTTGGCCGCTGGCTTTGTTTCTTCGAAAGCCGAGACGATCTTAGATTGGATCTCATTAGGTATATAGTCAAAATCAACCAACATCTGATTACGTTTATAACCACGAAGCATATCATCCGTAGTGCAAAACTGATTGGCATCCTGCGTCACCCATACCTGTAGTTTCTTGCTGCTAATGGGCTTCTGACGCTCACCAGCAGCAAAGGTATTGTCAGCCGAGAGAAAGTTAGGAATGCCATCACCACGATCACCCTTGAGAATATGCTCACGGATAAACTGTGTTGGGTTGTCGATCTTGATGAAACGCTTTAGAATAGGGGAATACTGTGTAACATTAGGATACTTCTGTAATTGCCCAAAGTCCTTATCACTCGAAAGAATGAGGACGTTGCCATGTGCAGATAGACGGGCAGTCAAGACGGCGATAACATCGTCCGCCTCTGCACCTTCTACATTGAGGGTCTTGTATGGAAAGTTGTCACGCAATTCATCACGAATACGGTTGAGGACATCAAAGATCATTCCCCAATCAAGCCCAGAGGCTTCTCGGTCATGCTTACGCTGGCTCTTATAGAAAGCAAAGGCGTCACGGCGCCAGTAATGCTTGGAGTCACAGCAAAGCACAATGTTCGGATACTTTGACCGAAACTGTCTTACGTTTGAGCGGATGGTATTGATGCACATATGACGGATCAATTCCTCGGACATGGTCTGTTCCTTGGTGATCATCTTTAGATGCTGCATCAGATTAGAGATTAAGACCTGGTTGAGGTCAATAAGCATATAGTTCATGATATTTCCTTAGTGAGGATTAAAGTATAGCACTATTCCTCTTCGCTGTCAAGGTCATCCTTGGCGGCGGTAAGTTCCGCCATTACCGACTCAATCTTCTCTTTCAATTCTTCCTTAGTCATACCTTCCTTACCTTCAATCAACTTTACATTGTCATCGATAAAGTCATGTAAGTGGTGTGGCAAACCAAACGAGCGATACACGGCAGCCTTGAGGGCGTCTAGAACGAGAACAAAGTCCTTAGTGAATTGCTTGTTCTCGATCTCAACATAATAGTTATCTAGTTCGGTAATAATCATGCCAGTGATTTCATCAACAATAGTGTCCGCCATCTTTTGATCGGCTCGCCGATTTCGCTCCTCTAGCACCTCACCGGGAACATCCCTGACGACCTTGTGTTTTGGAAACTCGATTACTTTCTCTGTCATTTTAACTCTCTTTATTGTTATGGAACACAAAGTTTATTACAATCCTAAAGTCATGTAACTTTGGTGGTGTGCCAGCATGTTGATATGTGGAATCAAACAAAACTGATTTGCCTTTCTTTGGTGAAAACCTATCTTTGATTGTTAGATTGCCAACAAACTCACCACCGAACATTTCATTGAACACAAGTGTATCACCATCTGACTCGTTTACATAGTATAACAATGTGTCAGTTTTTACGGACCCACCACCATCATAAGAGCAATCGCAATGAGGTGAGCAATAGTTATCCTCAGGATATGCTGTGTTTCTATATGTTAGATTTGCCTTGATACGAATGATCTTATCAAGGTATGTTCTGCCAGTCTTTTCTTCAAGACCTTTGATGAAAGGCTTAACATGACTAAAGTAATCGGACGTGACACTCCCACTGTTAAAGAACATATGGGTGAATTGTGGAATGTCAGTGACCTTATTAGACATGATGAAAGATCGATCATTCGGTGTTACTGTCTTAGTGCTAATGTACCAAGGGAATCCTGTCGACAAAAACAAACGCTCTATGATGTTTTCGTATTCCCTTGGTACGATATTGTCTATGATCTTAGTCATTCTTAAAGTCACGAAAGATTGTGATCATAACGATGAACCATGCCGCTACACCCACAATCATACCTAGGTAGATACATGTCCATCCAAATGCTTCGTTACTCATTTTACCACTCTCAAAAGGATCGTATCGACATTGATACGACCAGTTGCCTTTGTTTCTGTAGTTTTGATATTCTCCATGACCTTACGGAGATAAATCTTACCACCTTCTAGTAGTGGCTTGATTACTGCTTCTGGCTTACGGAGTTTCTTTGTAACCGAAGTTGTCTCGTCAAATCCTGTAATCGTAGTCCCTCTGACCGAAAGGCCAGAATGACCCACGGCATTATACACAGAAAGATTGCGAGTTTTAACATTGAATGCCCAAAGTTGTTCAGCACCGATGATTCCTTTCGGGTCTACACTAGTGAGTGTATCAGAGGATGCACAGTAGTTCATCTTAGACACTAGAACATGCGCTGGCTTAATCTTCTTCTTGCGTGGCTTACGAACAGCCTGACCAGCAGAGTCAAGTTCAACCATATGGTCGATTATTCGCTTGATGAAAAGCCCCATGATTTTAAGAACCGGCTTACGCCAGCCTTTATACGCTTCCACAAGGTCAGCGTCTTTACCGGTTTGGGCCTCGACGATTTCTTCGTATTGAGGACGGAAGTGTTCTGCAATCCTCTTCGCAATTTGCGGTTTAATTCCCTTCTCAAGGGACCACTTCTTAACGTCAAACTGTATTACTCCTTCTTGGAAGAATACGTCTAACTGTTCTTCCAGTTCACCGATTAGATCGGATGCCTTGTTATTGATACGGTCTTGGATAGATACAACTTTTTGTACCGGTTGCTCCTCCGCATCTGTCTCCTCTTCAACAACATCCTTTGTGAGGTCTCGTATCTTTGCTTCAACCTTGAACCACACATCATCTGGTAAGTTGCTCCCAGAGTGCAGCAGTCGGCAGTTCCACCCAACATTGTTAAGTTCGATGGCTTTGACGGAAGGAGACCTAAGTTTTCTAATAACTGTGCTATCATATTTGATTGACTTTAGGTAGGCGATTGTGAATGACTTGGCGTCATCAGAGGAATAGAAATAGTTGAACCAGTTATAGGCTCTGGCGAGTTCTGATTGTGTAGAGTCCTCGGTCACCGTAGGTTCGGGACCGAGGTACTTTTCGTCTGCAAACTGGGTGCGTTTGACCGTTGCTGACTTCTTCACTTTTTTCTCCTTATCCGAAGAGGTGCCCATAGTCCTTAAACTCGTTGATTACACAAACACCATCTTCTAGGTAGTTATAATTATGCTCTAATTCTTCGGCATAGTCAAGTGCTTCATTGATAGTATGAAACACCGGAGCCTCACCGAAGGTATCCTGGATACGCACTAGATCACCTTCATAACGGAAAGTCTGTTCATTAAACTTACCATAGATGGAGTCGATAGCCTGTGCATAGGTTACACGATACTCAGGTCCCTTTTTACTCTCGGTAAATAGGACATAGATGCCATTATCGGCTGACATTATTCTTCCTCCTCGTCATCGGTAAAGAAGGACGCAACAACTAGGCGAACAAGCCACATAAACATGAAAGGTGCCCAAAGAGGTGCGAGAACCTCAATCCAAGTCCAGTTATCAAGATGGTCAGTTAGTTTTAGACCAATCAACAGAAGGGCTAAGCCATCCATAAAGTTGATAGGCGTCTGTGAAGGACCGACATTGATCACTCGGATATTCTTCATCTGTTCCATCTTATCTGCTCCGATATTCGGTGGTAGATTAATAGGCATCACTTACCCTTCTTTCCTTTGGTACGACGCATCTTGCGCTTTGTAGATCCAACTTTACGACGACCCTTGCGAGGTCTGTTCTTATGAGGCCATGGCATATATTACTCCTTCAATAGTTGTTTCACGGAATCATAACGAAAGGAGCGCCAGCCACCTTCATCGATATCCCATACTGCTTGGACGTTATCATTCAACTGCCGGGTATTCTTAGGCACATTACCGTCATACTCGGATAACATAGCAGGCTCGACCTGCGGAACATATAGATCGGAAAGAGTAGCCCGCATAGTGCGAGTAGTTCCGTCGGTCTTTTCAAAAACGACAGTAACAACACCGTTCTTTAGATCCTCACGCAACGCATACTTATCAATCATCACTTTTCCCCATTTAGCAACTTTTCTAACTCATTATAGCCCCCGATAAACTCTTTGTCAAGTGTTATTATCGGAAAGGTTCTGGCGTTAGGAAACATTTCCAGGATAGTATCTCGGTCAAAGTCCTTGCCTAACTTATAGACAACGTGTTCCTTTGCCTTGAGTTTTAATAGTGTAATAGCCTTGTCACAATATGAACAGGCATCTTTTGAATATACTGTAATCATTATAACCTCACTTAGATTAGAAAGTCTGCGGATGTGGTAAGTGTTCGAACGGCGACAGCGGATTAGGTTTCCGAGGACAGCAAAGTTCTATCAACTCTTGTTTATTAGAATCAAAGTCAAAGATGGTGCGATACTTGTGTTTCTTTTCTATCTTATGTGGTGTTATCATAACACCTAATACCATCAATGTCAAGATAAGATGTTTCACTTCTTCACATGCGACTTTCTTACTCGGACCATGATCCACGAGTTGTAATAACTCTCCGATAGCAGCGCATCCCTATCGAACTGCTCCTTCGCTTCATAATACGACGCTTCGCCTTTGCTCTTACATAGACGGATGACTTCTCTGGTGAACTTCTCCTTACCGAAGATTTCCACGTGGTGTAAAAGTTCTTTATTGCTGCCATAGTAATCTAGCCAATCTGAATCGACCTGCTTCTTTACTCGCTTACCTTTCTTCTTGGTAGTGCGAGTGAATTTGAATAGTTTTTTCCCAATATACTTTCTTCCTGTAGGCACACAGGTGATAACATATACGAAGGCTTGATAGCCGTCTGGGATTTCTGTAAAGGGTTCGTTGTTATAGGTCCACATAGACCTATATAGTTATTCTTCGTATTCTTCTATTTCAGGTGGATACTTTTCGTTCCACACCTTATCAAATGCAGGATCGATATCCAAACATTCGTCTAAGTTCTTTGCTTCAAACTCCTCGAACACCTCTAACAATATCTCATATACGAGTTCCCTATCTTCATAGGATACATCACTGTTTTCTAGGCTCTCAATAATCTGTCCTAGAACCTGCGTACCTTGGGCCTTCATTCTTTGTCCTTCCTGAAATAAGACATATAGGCCTGGAACGAGTCAATCATCATCTTGTAACCGATATTGGACACTACCATAAAATTTCTGTACCACTCGTAGGAGGTACTCCTTGCCAGTATGTCTGGGTTCTGTTGTTTCTTTCGTTTATGCTTCTTGTGTAACAGTGTTTTATCATCAATCATAGTCTCAAAATATTGTATTCTATTTTCATTCGCTTCTTGACAGGAAAGCAAGTAAGGATCAGGTCCCATCACCTTTCTCGCTTTCCTCATTTTCTTTGCTATACGTCTAGCAACATGCAGTTGATCGAATAAGATTTCATCCAGTTCATTCATAAAATTTCCATAGTGAACAATGCACGAGTGTAAGTCTCCGGGTCATATGGAATCTTCTGTCTAGAAAAGACAACAAACCCCATGTCACCAGGTTTCATTACCTCACGCATGGACGTGCCTGTGGTCCATACATCATCGAC